CAAACGCGTTTAATTATATATAAAGGAGAAAAAAATGGCTTTTTCCGTAAGTCCTTCTGTCATTGTTCGAGAAGTGGACGCATCGGCAACAGTACCAGCCATCGCGACGCCGCCTGCAGCTATTGCCGGCATTTTCCGTTGGGGTCCTGTTAACGAGCCCGTCCTAATTTCGTCAGAGACGGCATTAGTCAATCGGTTTGGTCAGCCAACCGACAACAATTACGAAACATTCTTTACAGCAGCTGATTACCTTGCATACTCAAATGCATTGTATGTTGTTCGTGCAGACGACGACAGCGTAGTTGCTGACGGAAGCACACTTGTGTATGACGGCAATAATGATATTATTGTTGACCAATCCACATTTGGTGCGTTTTCAGCAAAACACCAAGGTGCGCTCGGCAACTCATTAGAAGTTGCTTATTGTACTTCAACAGGGTATGAAGAAGAATTGTTTGCTGTTGGTGGAATTCCAGAGCAGAATAATGGTAGTACAGATCAGGCATTTACATTTAATGCTTCATCTCTTACCTTCCAGGTTGCAAACACTGAACAAATTACAAGTCTTGCCACAGGGGATGTGTTAAGAGTAGGTAATGATTCCGTAGGTTATCAAGAAATTAGTGTTTCATCTGTAACTGAAGTTGCAAATACAGTAACTTATGGCTCAGGAAACAACGCAGTAACAGTTACTGATGCATACGATTATACAATTGCATTAGGTGGTAAGTTTACGTTATCTGAAACGAGTCCTAACTCGTTGTCCTTAACTAAACGTTGGGCACATGCAAATCTATTCCCAGGCGCACCTTCCGCAGGTCATGTTCACATCGTTGTAGGTGATGAAGACGGCGCCGCAACTGGTGAAGCTGGAGTTTTGCTTGAAACCTATGAAAACCTTTCAACAACTGCAGGCGCTGTAAGAGCAGACGGTTCAAACAAATATTACGAAACAGTAATTGAGAACGCATCGCAGTGGATTAAGGTTGCAAACACAAGTGTTATTGGTTCAGCGGCAAGTAAGCTTGCAACTTATGAGTCAATGACCGGTGGCACTGATGCAAAAACTGAAACGAATGCTACTTTAGGTCAGCTTGGGTTTGCGTGGGACGAATTAAAGAACACAAACGAACTTGACATCAACTTTATCCTACTTGGCAAAGGCGATGATGCAGGTAACCGTGCAAACTATGTCATCTCAAACGTTGCAGACTATCGTAAAGATTGTGTTGCATATATTTCGCCATCATATGAAGCGGTTGTTAGCGCAACAGCGACGGCAACTAAGATGACTAACGCAATTGCTCACCGTAACAAAATCCAAAGCAGCTCATATGCATTTATGGATAGCGGGTACAAATACCGTTACGACAAGTATAACGACAAATACCGTTGGACACCATTGAATGGTGATATGGCAGGTCTTGCTTCAAGAGTTGAAGTATGGGAATCTCCTGCTGGTTTCCGTAAAGGTATTATTAAGAACGTTGTTAAACTTGCGTTTAATCCAAACAAAGCACAAAGAGATCAACTATACAGTTCAGACATTAACCCTGTTATGTCGCAAGTTGGTCAAGGTATTATGCTCTTTGGTGATAAAACACTATTTGGACAAACACAAAGCGCATTTGACCGCTTGAATGTCCGTAGATTGTTTATCGCAGTTGAGAAATCAATTGCAACCGCAGCGCAAGGATTCCTCTTTGAACTTAATGATGAGTTTACACAGACGCAATTCAAGAATATCGTGGATCCATTCCTAAGAGATATTCAAGGAAGACGTGGCATTATCGACTTTAGGGTCGTATCGGATGCAACTGTTAATACTCCCGCTGTTATTGACCAAAACAAATTTAGAGCAAATATCTTTATCCAACCTGCTCGTTCAATTAACGTTATCGAACTTACGTTTGTTGCAACAAGAACTGGAATTGAGTTTGACGAAATTGTTGGTTCACTTAGCTAATAAATAGATAAAAGAGGAGAACAAAAATGGCATTTAATATCAACCAGTTTAAATCCCAACTTGTTGGTGGCGGTGCCCGTCCTACACTCTTTCAAGTGCAGATCACAAACCCTATTGATAGTACTTCGGATGCAAAGATTCCGTTTATGGTCAAGACGGCAGGTATTCCAGCGTCAAATGTGGGGAGCTATGAGCTCCCTTACTTTGGCCGTACTGTAAAGTACGCTGGTGATCGCACATTTGAAGATTGGGCGGTAACGGTTATCAACGATGAAGATTTTGCTATTCGTAACACAATGGAAGCATGGATGAATGCAATTAACTCGCATGATTCTAATACACGTGCTTTACCGCAGGATTACAAGTCAAACGCACTTGTTACTCAGTTTGGTAAAGACGGCGCACCATTAAGAACATATGTCTTTGAAGGCATTTACCCAATTGCTCTTGACCAAATTGCTTTAGATTGGTCGCAGCAAGATTCTATTGAAGAATTTGGGATTACATTCCAGTATGACTTATGGAGAGTCGAAGGTAACACCGGCATTCCAACTACTTAATATATAATGAAGGAAATTTAAATGAAAGTCTTCGGATTTGAGATCACAAGGGCAGAGGAAGAGACTGAAGTAAAAAACAGACCAGTCTCTTTCGCTGAACCGTCTAATGATGACGGTGCTATTACCGTAGGTAATGCTCTTGGTGGGTTTTATGGCACGATGCTTGACATGGAAGGTACGGCTAAAACCGAATCTGAACTTGTCACTAAGTATCGTGGTATGTCTATGCACCCTGAAATTGCGCAAGCAATTGATGAAGTAGTAAACGAAGCTATTAACGTTGATACTGACGACAAGGTTGTTGAAATTGTATTAGATGACACCGACCTTCCGTCAAAAGTACAAGATAAAATTCGTGATGAATTTGATAATGTCTTGTCGTTGCTTGATTTTAGAAATCAGGCATATGATACCTTTTCCAAATTTTATGTTGATGGTCGACTAAACTATCACTTAATGATTGATAAAGAAAATCTATCAGAAGGTATTAAAGAATTAAGATATATTGATCCACGCAAAATTAAACTTATTCGTGAGGTTGATAAAAAAGGTAAAGATGAGCACTCAGGAATCCCAGTTAAACGAGTCAAATCTGAATATTATATGTATTCTGAAAATGGCTTTACTGGCGGTCAAGGCGCATCATCTGGTCAAGGTGGAGTAACCGCAGGTTATAAGATTGCTAAAGATTCTATTGTCCGTATTACATCAGGGCAAATGAACGAAAATAATTCACTAGTTCTTTCTTATATTCATCCTGCAATCAAACCACTTAACCAATTAAGAATGCTTGAAGATGCAACAGTTATCTATACGTTAACTCGAGCACCTGAACGCAGAATTTTTTATATTGATGTAGGTAATTTGCCTAAGTCTAAGGCTGAGCAGTATCTAAAAGATATGATGACTCGCCATAAGAATAAGTTGCAGTACAACGCAACCACCGGCGAAATATCTGATGCACGTAAAATGATGACAATGACTGAGGATTTTTGGTTCCCACGACGTGGTGGAGAAAGATCTACTGAAGTTGATACATTGGCAGGCGGTGCATCACAAGCGTTGAGTACTGATGAAAATATGCAGTATTTTCAACGCAAACTATATAAATCGTTAAGGGTTCCATTGTCAAGACTTGAGCCTGAGACAATGTATTCGTTTGGTCGAGTATCTGAAATTACACGTGACGAAATGAAGTTTGCTAAATTTATTCGTCGTATGCGCGCACGTTTTTCATGGTTGTTTGTCAATATCCTTGAGAAGCAACTTGTTCTTAAAGGTTTTATGACACCAGAAGAATTTGCGCAGATTAAGAATGCTATTCGGTTTGATTTCGTTAAAGATAACTACTTTGAAGAACTTAAGCAAGCTGAAATTATGCGTGAACGTATGACCACACTTCGTGACGTTGAAGAACATGTTGGGGTTTACTATTCAAGAGAATGGGTAATCAAGAATATTCTTCAAATGTCGGAAGAAGACATGGAAAATATGAAAAAACAAATCGAGACTGAAAAAGAAGTCGAACCCGACGACGACATGGACGATATATAAGAAATTTTATAAATACTTATAGAAAAAATATTTAGGAGTCAAAGATGGCTAAGTCATTTAAAAAACTAATCTCGGAGGTTGCTGAGCCAAAATCTGCTGGCGAACGCGCTTTCGTTGACCAACATGTAGTACAAAGATTTGATGCTCAGCCGTCTGGACAGGATCATATCTTTAACGGATCAACCGCACCGAAGAAACGTCTAGCAGATTTTATGCCGGGTCAAGATGCGGCGGCATACGATGCAGCATATAAAACTTCCGATGGCGACGACAGTATTGTTGATATGCCTGAAGAAGCAGAGGATCCTGACTCTGCTGAGTTAACAGAAGATCCTGGTGAAGAAAAGCCGATGATGATGGGCCAATTGAGAGCAATGGCTCATAACCTTCAAGGTATTGCTCGTTATATTGCTACGACTGCAGATCCTGAGGAATGGTTTCAAAATAAGCTTGCTGGTGTTGCAAAAGAGATGCAAACACTATATGGATATGCTACAGCTGAAACAATGTCCATGGGCATGAATGAAGAGACTGAGTTGACAGAAGCATCTTGTGGGTGCGGACCAGATTGCAAGCATTGCGGTGGAGATCATGCTTCTGCTGAAGTTGGGCAGGAATGCGGTTGCTGTGGCAATATGATTAAAGAAGAAGTTAATGAAGGCATTCTAGGCGCAATTGGTGGTGCGGCTCTTGCACATAGTGCAGGCGCAGGTATTGTCGGTAAAGTTGTTGGCGGAGCGGTTGGTTCCGCAGTACAAGACAGAATTGCCGGAAAGGGAAAAAAGAAAAAAGAAGAAACCGTTGATGGTCGCCGTTTGAGCTTTAAAGAAAAAGCCGAATTAGACGAAGTACACGATCCTAAACACGTAAAGATGGCGGTAGGTATTGCATCAGATAAAAGATATGCTGGTGGTAATATGACAGGTGCAGTTAAGCAAATTGATAAAATCAAAAAAGGTTTGTCAAATCATCCACAGGTACGTGCAGTTTTAAGAAAACAAAATGAAGAACTAATTAATAAGCTAGACGAAGCAAAACTAGACGAATTAACAGCAGCTGAGAAAAAGCTAGTAAATCAAATGTATGATAAAAAAGGCAACCTCACACCACTTGGTAAACAAGTAATGAACCATGGTAAAAAGCCTGGCGATAAAGGTTACGTAGAAAGCATTGAAGAAGCTAAACTAGACGAAGCAGCTCCTAAGATTAGCAAAGGCAAAGCAAAAGGTTCCATTTCAGCAACAGGTTTGCGTGGAAAAGGAATGAAGAAATTTGACGTTAACGTATCTGTTGTTAACGGCAAGTTTGAATTTAAGATCACAGATGAATCTGGTAAATTTCAAACTGTAAATATGAAAAAAGCAGCAAGTATGCTCGAATCAGTTGAAGATCTTCAAGAGCTCGATGCAAATACGCAAAAGAAGTTCGTTACCGGCGCTAAGAATATGAAAGCATACGCAAACAAAAATGGCGGTGTTGACAAAAAAGATTTCCTTGCTATTGCTAAATCTATGGAAACGATTGCTCGTATCAATATCTTGCAGGCAGGACAAGAACTTGCTCGCTTAAACCGCATGGTTGATGGATTAGATAC